AACTGCGCCCACCAATCATCGAGCGTGGAATCGACGCGCTCAGCTTCGAATGTGCCGGTCCAGCCCTTGGGGATCATCAACTCGTCGGTCAGGCCGTTGAGTGGGGTGATTTCCTGGTTGTTTACCTTCGGCTTCGAGTCGAAGTTCATGATCTTCGGGAGCCGGATCGGCCCCGTCGGGGTGTTGATGTCGATGGCGACATCCTTCCCTGTGTTGTATCCGCCTTGACCGGGCATGGCATTCTCCAAATGAAAAACCCGGCGCTAGGCCGGGCTGGGAAGTGGTTCAGCGCTTAGGAGCGCGGGGTGGCGGATGTAACGACGGTGACGGACTGGCCGGCTTCCAAATTCACAAGGAAGTAGCGGATCACGGACAGGTACTTGACCTGCACGTCGGCCTGCATGTAGCCGAGCGCTACACGGGCATCAGGGTTGTTCGACGCATCGATCTGCACCGAGAACGCCGGCCCACCGTTGACGTCGCCGATCATCCCTTGCTGAGCCAGGGTCTGCAGGAAGCTCTCCATGGTCGACTTGGTGGTGCGGCGGACATCCGGGGTCTGCAACTGGCCGATTACGCCGCCAAACGAGGCTGCGATGGTCAACGAGATGAAGTTCGTCATCCGGGTGTAGTTGTCACCGTTCACCGCCGAGTTACTGGAGCAGTTCAGGCCGGAACGATGGCCGAAGTAACTGCCGCCAGGGCATGGGTTGGTGATCACGTCCAGGCGCGCTTGGTTGATCGCACCGATCTCAGCAATGCTGTACGGCTGCTGCGACAGATTGCGCTGGGTCGAAACCGCATTGGTGATCGACTTGTTCAGTGGGCTCTGGTTCGGCGACAGCGCGGCGATCTTGGCGGCTGAAAATGTGGCCGGCGCAATCATGCGCTGCTGGCCGTTAACTTGGTCGTTCCAGTAGACCCAGTCACCCACCATGACCTTCAGCGCGTAGCTGTCACAGCCGGCAGTGGTCAGTGCTGTAGCAACGGTGGTGTAGGAAGCACCTGCAACACCTTGGGTGATCATGTAGCAGCCTTCGGACAGGCCATAGGTCAGCATGGTTGGCCACTGGGTGCCATCAGTCAGGTCAACGAGGTTCGCAACCTGAGCGCCGCTGCCGCGCAGGGCGTACATGCCTTTGCGCGTCGAGCCGGTAACGCCGTCCACACCTACCAGAACCGCGTCGGTGATCGTGGTGTTGCCAGAGGTGCCAGTGGTGAACACGACCGTCTGGGTCAAAGCTACAGGGGCCAGGGTAGTAGCGCCAACTGTCGCGACGACCAGCTGCGAAGGACCTCGTACTCCCGACTGACCGTTGTTCACGGCGCTGACGATGTTCTGCCACAACGCCAAGCCAGAGCCGGCGATGTTGTCGAACACTTCAGGCGATACGCCTGGGAGCGAAATGGTCAACTTCCAGCTCGAAGCAGCCGAACCTGTAGCCAGCGTGGCGCTTAGCGAGTTGCCGAGCGTGCCGGTGTAGTACGCGGTCAGCGTGGCGCCCGTGGCGGCCGCAGTGTCCTTCAGCGCGCTGGTAGCAGCGGTATCAGTACCATCAGTGACGCGCACAGCGCGGATGTTCGAGGCTCCGAGCTGAATCGAGACAGCCAGAGCAGTGCACAGGTCGTACTTGCGCACGGTCTGGGTGCCGAACTTCTGCGATGCATCGCCGGGCGAGCCGACCAATGTCGCGCTGTTCACTGGACCCCAATCAGCAACCCCGACGATACCGAGGATGTCGGTCGGGACGCCATTGATGTAGCGCGTTTTTGGCGGAACGATCTGGATATAGAGATCCGGGGCTTGGAGCGCCGCCGTGTTCAAGCTGCCTGCCGGGTAAATGGGCATGGCGTCCTCCTAATGAAAAAGCCGCCTCAGTGGGCGGCTTCTTGTGTGTGGGTTTCGCCTGTTAGGCGTTGGCGACTTTCAGGACGTTGCCCGCGCACTCACCGGCCAGAACGGCGGCGACTTCATCGGCATCGGTGATCACTTGGCCGACTTGGTAGTCAGCAAAGGCGAACTTGACGGTCAGCTTGAAGGGTGATGTAGCTTTAGCCTTCGAGGCCGGCGCGGTCACGGGGCTATCTGGGGTATCGGAGTCCATGTCGGGCCTCAAGGGTTGAGCGTTTCAATGGGTTGCCCGGATTGGGCGTTGACGATGTTCAGCACCGGGGCGATAACCTCGGTGGCTTGCTGTGTTTGGGTGGTTGCGTAGTCGATCAGATAGAACAAATCGATCCGGTATAAGCCGGCCTTTTGGAGCTGGTCAGTCATCAGCGAGCCGGCGGATCGGATGATTCCGAATGAACCGTCGGTGAAGTTGATGCTGTTGCCATCGGACAGCGCCGAATCGATCGGACTGGCGACGGCATCACGCGCAGCAGGCGTAGGCGCCCATACGATGATCTGCACCGATTGCTCCTGACGCTTTGTCTCCTTGTAGGCCAAGCCGAAACCACCAACCCGCGAAAAGACGCTGTGAGCGCCCGTGAGCGTGATTACCGGACCGGAGCTGGAAGCGCCAGGGATCATTGAAGACAGCGCAGTGGCGGCACTCGTCAGCGTGTCGGTGAGCTGCATGGCGTAAACGTAGCTGATGCCATTCAGGTTGATCATCAGATTTTGCAGGCTGATGGATCCTGAGAGCGTTACGACCGATCCAGCCACCGTCATGACAACGGTGTGGGTCGGGGTCGTCAGTGGCGTCCATTCTCTGCCGATGTAGCGCGTGGTCTTTCTATCCTTCCCTGCCGCATAGACGCTGATGTGCGCGGCGCCAGAAGCCAAATCAGTCTCAAGCACGTTCGGCACTGGCCAGCCCGGATACACCCGGAGTGGGATACCGGCCGCGCTGGGTTGGCCGGTTCCGTTCGGATAGACGATCGCTGCTATCTGCGCCGCGACCTGTTTCAGTACGTCGGTCAAACTCGCCATATCACACCTGTACCTGCATCGCCGTGCATCTCCACCCCATGTCCGTCAGCTCAGCACTCGAGATCACGTACTTGCGGCCCAATTCGTCGCGGATGATGTCGCTGGTGCGCAGCACGATCCCCGGCCAAGCCGGCATGAGGATTGCCCACCAAGGGGTCCGGACATCGCCCGGAAGATTCGCCGGGTTCGCCTCGCCTTTCGTGCCCTGCAAGACGCTGGCAGGCCATCCCTGCATCAGCGGCGCCTCACTGGCTGGTGTGTCGGCTGCCCAGCCACCCAGGCCAACGCCAGGATCCATTCCCACACGCAACACCGAGACAACCCGGTTCGTTTGCACGCAGTAGATCGGCAGCGTGTCCTGCATCGCAGCGACAAAGAACGTGCCCTGATGTCCAGCGAGAAAGTCACCGGGCTGGAACGTGCGCGCATCAAACAGGCCCAGCCAAGTGGCTTGGCCGTACTTGTTCGGCGCCGAGTAGTTGAAATTCGTGGTGAACGACGCAGGCAGCGTCTGCAATGCGGTTGACATCAGCGGGTTACTGGCGCTCGTAGCGCGGAATTGCTGGTAGTCGAAACCGATTCGCTTGGATGCCTGCCCGTACCCTTTGTAAATCTTGGCCTGGAGCTTTGTGCCGTCCATATCAGCTCCTGGAAATTCGCGTACCGCCCTTGCCAAGACTTGGGCCGGGAGCGATACCAATGAACGAGCAGAGTTCGCGCCGCCAGAGCCGGTAAAGCTTCATACGGTCAGACACTTCGTTCTTGTTATGCACCCAGACGGCGGCCTGATCGGTGTCAAGGTTTTCGGTCGAGTCGGTCACCGCCGTTTCAAGGCCTGACAGGGTTGTCAGGAACGTGATAATGCGGGCTTCTTCTTCCGGCCGCAGCGTTGAGAGCCGGTGATAGAGCGTTTGCCAGGTGCCTGGCGAAACCCATCCGTAAGCCAGGTCTCGGCTATTGTCAGCAATGGTGTCACCAAGCATCGGATAGCCAATGAAGCGACGGACGTCGGCCAATTGCTGATCAGTTAGCATTTACTCGGCCTCTTTCACCGGAACCCAGCCGCCGGAGTAGTAGTTTTGCACCTCGTCAGGGTGAACCTGGGCGGTGTGTGGGGCAGGATAAGCAGCAGGATCTCGCTCCATGATGACGTAGGCGATTGCTACAACATCATCAGCAACGCCGTCATCAGTGCCATCTAATTTTTTAGCCATGATTCTCTCCATGATTGGCCGCCAGTTGCCCAGCGGCCAGATCGATTAGCCCAGCAGAACGGCGGTGTGCGCCGGCTTGATGTTCGCGCAACCCCATGCAACCGAGATTTCGTAACGAACGCGGCGGTATTGCTTGTACATCGCCACTTCAAAGCTCATGCCGGTGCGTGGATCGGTGATCAGCATGCGGTCATCAGCCATGTCGCCTTCTTCCGGCAGCGCAGGGGCACGGGTGGCCAGAATGATCGCCGAACGCGGGAAGGCGAAGTTGGCGGTAAACGCACTGGCAACGGTCACGGCCGAGCCGCTGGTAACGGCTGCGCGCAGGCCAGGGGCTCCGATGGTGACGTTACCGCCCGACAGCGCAGTGGTTACCACGTACTTGTAGTTGCCGATGGTCAGCACGTCGCCAGCAACGATGGTGCCGGTACCGGTTTGGACTGGGATCACAGTTGCGCCGACAGCGAGAGCACCGTTGGTGACGTAGCTCGCGCCAGTACCTGGGGTATGGGAAGCCACGCCGGCAGATTCACGCAGAGTGAAGCCGTGCAGTTCTAGCAGGGTGCCCTGAGCGCGGAGGCTGGTGGTCCCTGCTTCGTTGGCCTTAGTCAGTTGTGCCAGAGTGCGCAGAGCGGCGCCGGAAGTGGTGTCGATCACGCACTGCAGGTCGCTCAGCGGGGCACCGTTGTCCGAAAGGATCTTCCGGACTTGGGCGGTATCGCCGAGAGTGGATGCGAACGGCGTGGTGCCGGCGGTGCCAGTTGCGCGGGAAGCGCCGTAAGCGAGTTGGCCGAGGTCGACTTCGATCTCGTTCACCAGAGTGCGCATTGCTTGCGAAATCTGGTCGCGTCGGATGCTGGCATAGCCTGGTCCGGTATTGACGCCTTTCTGCTCTTCACCAGTCCAGCGGAATGGAACCATCCGGGATTTGGTGATGCTGAAGGGGGTGTTGCCCACAGTCTGATCGCCGTCATCAGGTGGCAGTTGCCCAGGGGTGACGTTTTCTGCTGGCTGAGCCGGGGTGATCGGGATGCGGATTGCTTGGTTGAGCGCAGCACGCTCAGCGGTTGCATCGAGGGTGACGGACGGAATGAATCCTGCGAGTTCGCGCGACACAATGTCGAGCGATTCGTAGAGGTCTGGCACCAGGCTGGTAAGGGTGTTGGCCATTTGGAGGAGTTCCTTTAATCAGAAATAGGTACGCCAGCCTTGACATGCTCCATCTGCTTGGCAGGTGGCAAAGCTTCAAACTGGGCGCGGGAAATTTTTTGCGCGCCACCCGCACCAGCTGCTCCACCAGAAGCCCCGCCACCACTGGCGCCTGAGCTTTTGAGGATTTGATCGCGGTATGGGTAGCTGTCGACGAGAAGTTCGAGTGCCTCGTCAAAGTTGGCGAGTTCACCCGGATTGCTGCGACTGAAGAGCTTGTTGCCGGTCTTGTCGTATGCCACGACCTTCCCGTCCTCGACCTTGAATTGCTCGCCGAAGCGCGCACGGACCAAGTCAGAAGGAATAGCCAGCTTGTCGGAGATGAACTTGGAACGATCGAAGCTGCCGCCAACCTTTTCAGTTACGAGATCGGATTTCAGCGAATCGCGCTCCGCAATGATTGGGGCGTATTTGTCTTCAACTGCCTTGATGGCCTCTGCACGGACCTTTTCGACTTCACCGGCATCCACCAGCTTTTTGGCGTCGAAATTCTTGATCGTTTCCAGCGCCTTGCGAGCCTCGGCAGGATCGGTGATCCCCTCAAAGCTCTTCAGAGCGCCTTCGGCACCCTCAGCGCGCTCGCGATTGGTCTTTGCTTCAGCGTTCAGACGGCTGATCGTCGCCACGGTGCCTACGGCATCGAAAGCGATTTCCTTGCCATCGTCGTTCAAATAAACAGGCTTGCCATCAACAACAACTACATGGCCTTCTTCGTCGATTTTGAGTTTCATTCTGGTCATCCAACCCTTTGGTAGGCCATCCGGCCCGGCGCGGCGCTATCCATCCGGAATCGCACCCATAAAAAAGCCCCAGCGAGTGCCAGGGCTGTGTTCGGTGATTGGGTTAAACGCCCGGGAGCGTTACCCCTTGTTTTTGAGGCTGAACCTTGATTCGGTCGGCCTCTTGCTGCCAGGTAAGCCCGTCCTTGACCATTCCGCGCCGCTGAATCTCGCTGAAAAGCGTTTCATTTGACAGAACACCGGCAACGTTCATCTCTAGCAATAGGTCAGCAGAGGCTTCGGCAAGCGATGCGGCGCCGAAGTCCTTGTAAATTGACAGATGGCCGCCATCTTTCTCGCCAATCCACTCAGCCATGAGCTGCATGGCTTGGTCGAGCGAGTCCTCTACATCCTGGGCGATGCGCTGTAGTGCGCACATGCCCGGCTCGTTGTCGGATAAGGTCTGCGCTACAGTGATCTTGCCGGGCTTGATGACCAGCAATTCGGCACCGACCTGGCGCATGCGATCCTCGATGTCAAGGATCGAGATCCGCCCCGATTCAATGGCCTTGCCAGTGTGTTCGACGTAGGTAAGCGTGGCGCCGATCTTGTCGGATGTGACCGCGGTAGCGGCGCCGACTGTGATGTCGTCGTCCTCACCGAAGCCAACACCAAACAGGATTGGTACCCGCGCGACATGCAGAATCGTCTGCTGGTCAGACTTCGACTGCCAATGTTCGACGTTCATGAACGCCAACTCTCGCAATGGCGGCATGGCATGCATGAACCCGAGCCGTTTGCCGTAGACCGGAACAAACGGGATTTTGGTGAGGCTCGATGTGCCTTGCTCATGCAAAATCCACTCGAGATCACCTTCTGAGTTCTTCTTCTCGCGGTAGGTCTCCCATCTTCCAGGGTAAAGCACGCGCACCTGCTCGATCTGTTGCTCACTGAACTCATCAACCTTTTCGGTAACGAGTTCCAGAAAGCGCAGCATGGTGAAGGTTTCTACGCCCAGGATTCGTTCAGACGCATAGTCGAGCAGGCTGTCGGCGCAGATCTGCACAAAGTAAGGCCTAACGCCGGCGGCAACCTCTTCGGCCCTGTACCTAATCCCGTCGGCCTTCGGGCAATCAACTAGAATCCCGCAGACTCCATATGCCATAGCCTCTTCAGTGATGCTCGCGGCAAACGAGTGCATGTTGCGGCCTTGCAGGTCGATATCCTCGCAGTATTCAAGGATCGTCTTTGGCGTGTCTTCGCCGTAGGTCAGAGGCCGCGAAAACGGCTTGCCGCAAAGTACGTCGATGGTTCGGGCGAACGCGGGAAACAACGTTGCCGTATTCAGCCGTGCGGTGTAGAAGCCTTGGTCTTCGTTTGGCCACTGCGGGAGGTAGGCAGTACCAGCCTCCCGCATCTTGCCGGTCCCGCCAAGGAGTGCCTTGATCATGGGCCAGCAGTCCGCCATCGCTTCGATTTTGGCGGAGCGTTTGCGAACGCTATTGCTCATGGCGTAATCCAGTTATGCGGAGAATGGGCGGATGGTTGTTTTGCGAATGCGCTTGGTCTTCGCTACTGCGAAATATCTGAAAGCATCGGCACCGTGGGAGGTGCTGTCATGAAATGGCTTGTCTTTCCAGCAGCCGCGATTCTCGTCCCACTCCTTGCGATAGTTTTCAAGGTGACTGATGCCGGTCTCGCAGTGGGAAGAGTCAAAGACGCAGAGCGGCAAGATTTCACGCGCCGCCTCGATGCCGTCATCCACGCCGGTTTTGGGAACCACCTCGAACGCGATCGAATACCTCTCACCGTCGATCACATAGCCCTCTTTGGCGATGTCCTTGCGGCTCTTAGCATCGCTGCCGAACTCGCGGTTCTCGATGTCGTGCGGCCCCCAGTGCTCTGAGTAGGTGTAACCCTTGTCCTTGAGCACCTTCATGTAGTGCCGCAGACCTTCACCGGAGTTCTCGTAGTAGTCGATGACGTGGTATTCGGTGCCGATCTGACGCACGAACCAGATGGCCGTGGAGTCGCCGACGCCGATATCCCAGAACGTCATCGCCGGCTGGTGAGGGTTGTTCGGCACAACGCCGATGCGCTGAGCAGCGTAGAGCTTGGCGAACTGCTTGGCGTAGTAGGCGCCTTCGACCGACTGCTGGAACGCTTCGGTCGGCACCGACGGGTATTCCCGCTTCATGTCGTCGCCGAGCGTCTTCTCCTTGGCCGCATACCAGGCGCGCTGGCCGTCGTTCGTGACGATCCCGTGCTTTGCCGCCAGTTCGTTGAAGTAGTCGGTCAAGCGTTGCGGGATGATCGCCTCAGCCGGATCGAGCCAGTAGGCTCTGTTCTTCCACCAGCTGAAGAAGAAAAACTTCCAGTCCAGCTTGCCGAGCGGCGTGCCGGACAGCAGCTGCTTCTCCGCGCTCTGTGAGTAGTCGAAGAAGTAGCCGGCCCGGCCCTCTGCCGTCGATTCAATCGTGACAAAGCAATCGGTGGCCACCGCCTCGAACGCACCGGTTACGATCTCGCGGGCCTTGTGCGGGAACTTGGCGCAGATCTTCCCAAACTCGGAGACGTGCAGGTAACGCAGCGTACCGCCCCGGAATGAGGTGCTGACGTAGATCGAGCCGCCCTTGTTGAATACCAGCTCACCGGAGGCGTCGTTGCGCGCCGGGTTGGCCTTGCGGATCTCAAGCGGCAGGTTGTCGTACGCGTACTTCACCTTCTCCCGGAACAGGCGCTTGGCGTCGTTCAGGGTGTGTGCGATCAACGCGCACTTGGCTGACTCGAACAGAGCCGCGTCGAGCTGGATGATGCAGCACTCAGTGGTGAAGCCGAGCTGCCGAGCCTTCAGGATGATGTTGCGGGTATGCATCCCATCGAAGTATTCAATCTGCTCGTCCGTCATCCGGAAGCGGACTTTCTTGCCATGCTTGTCAGTGATCGCGTAAAGATTGTTGAGCCTCCAACTCTTATCCCGGAGCAGCTTCATGTGCTCGGGCTTCATGTCAGGCTTCCTTCGATAGCTCGTCCATCAGTTTGGAAAGGTCTTCTGAATCACTGCCACCAAGGTCAGCGTCCATGTTGTAGGCCTGACGCTCACCCTTGATAACTTTGAGCTGCGCGTCAACGCCGGCATTCAATGCGCGAGAGAAGTCGCCGAGGTTTTCCTCCGTCACTTCCATGTCGCGTAGTGCAAGGCGTAGCTTGTTGGAGATGCCTCGCCACTGGCCGAGGTCTGCTCGGTGGGCAAGTACAATCGATGCCGCCTCATCAGAGGCCTCATCAACGATCTGCGCTTCTTCACGCGCTTCACGCTGCGTATCGCTAGTGCGTGAAGTATTGCGTGAAAGCTTTTCCTTGGTCGCCGTACGCACCTGGGCAGTAAGGTCGCGCTGCCAGCCGTTCTTCTTGGCTCTGCTGCGTATCGTGCCTTCATTGGTGTCGTACTTGTCAGCGATCCCGCGCAGGGACAGCGCACCAGCCCGGTAGGCTCGTTCGATGGCCTCCCAATCGGGTTGCTTTGCCGCCATGTTGAATTCCTTCTACTGCTCAACCTTCACGGTGAGCGTTCTGATCTTCCCGCCAGTGCAACTGTCACGCTTCATGGCCATCTCGACTGCTTGGTAGGCAGATGCGCCCATGTCCATTGCGGTGTAAGCGTGATCGGAGCCACTGCCAATGGCATATGGACGGTCAGGCAGCACCTTGCTCTTCTCGATGCCGTCTTCGTCATCGTGGCTGATGTACCAGACCTCTCCCTCGGACACTACCAACGCACTCATCTGAACGGACGTCTGAGGATCGCCGAAATAGGCATCGAGCAACTTGTTGGCACCAGAGAGGCTGCCGCAGACAACGAACTTAACCCCATCACGCTCCAAGCATTTCTCGAAGTCGTCATAGACAATGGTGCCGCTACTGGTGGTTGCCCGACCGTCATAGGCGATGATCCCGTCCTTATAGGCGATCGTGGTCATTGGGTCGCCTCGTCAGTCGGTATGATCTCGCGGTAACGCTTGGCTGCGCGGGCATGTCGCTGCAGCACTTTCTCATCGGCTTCAAGGCCAGCGAGAAAGGCAAAGGTGTGCACGGCCACAACGTAGAACCTGAACCACCAGGGGTAGTAGGCCTTGAGGTTGATAGTTGCCATGGCGTCACCGGTCAGCCTTTGGTTTGACTCTTAACTTCGGCAACCACTTCGCGGGCGGCGTCAGCAATTGGCTTTGTTGCTGCGCGCGTGAGGTCGACTGCGATCTCAACAGGCGCAGCAGCGATCTTTACTACGTCAGTGGCGAGGCAGATTAGAGACTTGAACATTTAATCACCACGGGATCTGCAACCTACTGCAAGTATTCCAGCCGTTTCAGCCGGATATGCGCAGTCTATTGCGTGTAGAGAGTGGCGCCGGCATGAGCCTAGGCGCCCTTTGGTTCAATCGTTACGCTTTCTTGGCGAGCGCTACAGCTTCAGACCAGAACCCTGGGAGTTCGTGACCCAGCGCGGCAAGGATCGTCTCCAGCTTGGAGATGGTGCCGGCTGGGATCATGGCGTCCAGGGCGAGGACTGCATCAGCTGCAGGCGCAGCGGCAGGATCGACAACCTTCACCAAGGTCGCGGCAAGAGCCACATAATCGGTGCCGGAACCAGCGCGGCCCCCAGCTGCATTATCTGACGCCGGAGCGAGCGCAGTTTGGACTTCTTCAGGCAATTCGGACATGGTTGGAACCTCTACGATGCGTTTTGCAATCCATGCGGGAAGAATGCTGTGGATGATCCAAGCAAGGATGGCTTTCATTTGTCACCAGATTCTTGGTGTGGCGCAGCTGGTTCGTTCAGGCATTGCTCACAGTGCAGGTAGCGGCACAGCCAAGCTTTGACCCGTGGCCAGTGATTGGCGATAAACCAGTGTCTCAGGCCAGCCAATGCGAGCGCTCCATGGAAGGTGACGCCGGCAGAACTTGGCGTGAAGAATATGGTGTCGCCGCGCGTAGCAATGGCAAATCCTGATAGGGCAATAGCTGCATAGATCATCTTCCCCACAATGCCGTCACGCACCTTGTTGCTCAGGACGCACCAGGTGGCCCATCCAGCAATCATGCTGATGAACACGTTGCTGAGTAGCTGAAGGCTCATTGGCTGCCTCCCCCGAACTTGGACTTGATCAGGTCAACGATCAGGCCCCAGACGTCGGCGGATTTAAGGGCGCGAGTCACAGCAGCCAAAAGCGAGCCACCGAAGGCGCCAAGGAGGAAGCCTATACAGGCAATCCATGATGGGTCCGTCATCTTGAAGAACTGAGCGATCGGACCAGTAAAGTACAACGAGCACATACCGCCGGTAACGACGAACACGCCCCAAGAGAGTTTGTCCGGGATGTCATCCTTGTGCAGGATGCTGGCAAGCATGGCCGAGACAAGCCCGGTCAGTAGCCAGTCGGCTCCGCTGATCAGGCGCTGAAGGAAATCTCCCATGCGCTCGACCTCTCAGTTGCATGTAGTGGAAAGAAAAAAGGCGCCAGTGCGGGCGCCAAA